GTTGTTGTGATGGTACGGCAGATGTTTTAGGTTGAGCTGGTTGATCTTTACTGAATACCTGAAGGGGATCAAATACTCTCTGGAATATGTTTCTTCCTCCAGTATATTCCTCCTTATCAGTTGCTTCACCCTCTGCTTTAATCCTTTGTTTAACAGAATCCTCTGATTGACCATCAAAAATCATGTCATAAATCGCACCACCCAGAATATCACCACCAACACCACCCACGAATGCGCCAATTGCAGTTCCTGCTAATGGAATTGGTATGGCAGTTCCAACTAGTCCACCAATCCATGTCCCTAAACCAGCACCAATTGCCATAAATGCTGCTCTTCCAATAGGTTCTTTGAAAACAAAATAGTTGAGTGCAAAATCAATTAATGCACCGATCAAAGGAATTTTTTTCACAATAGGACTAACATAATTCTTCATGGTCCTAAGAAATTGTCTCGTCGCTGCCTTTCCTACAACACCAACTGCAGTTCTTCTAGTCAGATTAGTGGCAGCAGATCTTGCAAACCTGCCACCTAATTGTCGAACTGCTTCCTTTCCAAATTTTCTTTCTGCTGCCTTTCTACCAAATCTACTAATATATCTTCTAAGGGTTTTATTTTTTACTAACCTACTTTTTCCAGGTACATTTTTTAATTGTTTGATTGCTTGTTCATTAACAGGTATTTTACCCATACCTTTACTTAATGCAGCAGCTACTAACGCAATAGAGATTGTCGCATTCAATACCTTGTTAAGTGTAGATGAGAAATCATCAAATGCTTTCACACCATCCTCACCAAAAACCTTAGCAACTTTGTTACGAAGACCATCATACAATTGATATGCTTTGTCTATAAATGTCAACAAACCATCAAGCAACTTCCCACCAAACTTAAGTACAAAATCTGCTGCTTTACCTATAAATTGCAGAACGCCACTCTTTCCTATTGCCTCACCAAACTCCATCAATTTAGAAACTAACATGCCCATCAACACATTAGCAATAAAATTAAATATACCATCAAGAATGCCAGTCTTTGGCATCTTCATACCTTTCATGTTTAACTTTTGATTCTTCTTTGGTTTTTCTAATTTTTGTTCTTGCTTTGCTCTTCTTTGCTCGCTACCCTCTTTCTTTTTATCTTCGATTTCTTTTTTCTGTGCAGCAATTGTTCCTTTTAAGTAATCATCTATCGCAGTAACATTATCCCTAATGTTAATGAGATGTCCTTCCATCCCTAAGCGCACATAAGTTCTCTTCACCTTAGGTGCTTTAACTATCGCACTTGACTCAGTAGGTCTTGGAACAATGGACGACGATGGTCTAGCAACTAAAGCACCACCACCTCTTTCACCACCTTTACCACGACCCATCATGTTTCTAGCAAACCTGGCACCTCTACCCCTAGAACCAAGTCTAGCAGCACCCATACCTAGTCTAGCAGCACCCATACCTAGTCTAGCAGCACCCACGCCAACTTTAACTAACCCTGATGCTAATCCTACTAATGGTAATGGCATTATCTAACGACTCCCAATGATCTTGCTTTAAGTGCAGACCCAGTTCCTGCACTAAAGTTCGGTAAAATAGAACCAGAAGGATCGATTGCCTCTTTACTACCAGAGGGTGCCTCCATGGGAACGACATTAATCACAGGACCTGACATCATAGGGGCATCAGGGATCATTCTTTGACCTCTCATCCCAAGTTTTGCAGGAGTTGAATTGCTGTCTGTTTGTGCAACTATCTTATCAAGTGCTGCTGGACCACCAAGTGCTGTGACTGTATCAACTGGTAAAATATATTCACCAGGTTGCACTTTGACTAATTGTCTATCAGCAGTTGCACCTGCAAGATTTTGACCCGAGGATTCATTTACTTCACCCAAAATAGTCTGTGGATCAATCTCCTTTTTCCTAAAAGAATCAAATAAACTACCAAGCATACCAGGAATAGATCTAACTTTTGCCTGATTTGTCAAAGCATTAGTGCCACCACCACCTCCGCCCATGCCAGGAAGACCTTCTGGAAGAAGACCTGAACCCATTACCAATCTACCCAAAAGTGGACCGGTGGTTT